CGTCCAGAGACTCTCCTAATACACGGAGCTTCAGCAGATAGCATGAAGGTCGATATATGCCAGGAAGATGGTACGCTAGATCGTAGTATTTACGATAGCTCGTTCGCATCTCGGTTCAGTTCAGCGAGCCGCTGGACTGAAGGTTCATGGGGCTGGGATCTGTTCGTATATCTCTCGTTCCTAACGGGAGGTGTAGGGACAACCAAGTCACTGTGGACGCAGATGGAGGAGACAGCCGAGATTCGGTCAAGATGGTTGGGTGCCGATCGTAAGATCGCTCCTAAGGACTTCTGCCCTAGAGGTTCAAACCTTAATGGCCGTTTAGCGTGTCTTCCCGAGCCTGCAGGCAAGGTTCGAGTGGTCGCATTAGTTGACTACTGGACCCAAGCCGCTCTGTTTCCGCTTCACGATTGGTTGTTTGATATACTTCGGGAAATCCCTACGGATGGAACTTTTGACCAGCTAAAGCCGGTTAAAAAGTTACTCCGTCTAATAAAGGATGATACCGTTGTGTACTCTTACGACCTGTCGGCGGCGACCGATCGGTTGAGTATCAAAGCTCAAATGCTTCTGCTGTCAGGTGTGTTCGGGCCAAAGTTTTCTGTGGCTTGGAAACGCCTATTGGTGAACCGTACTTACTGGGTGTGGGATGTACTCCCATCCGGTAAGCCGGGTCACGTTCCCTTACGCTATGCGCAGGGACAGCCAATGGGCGCGTACTCGTCATGGGCGATGCTGGCCTTAACACATCATGCGATGGTTCAGTACGCAGCATATAAGGTGGGGATAAGAGGTTGGTTTGACCGGTACGCGGTTCTCGGTGATGACATAGTCATTGCCGATTGCCGAGTTGCCTCATCCTACACAGAAGTGTGCAAACATCTCGGTGTGGAGATTGGGATCGCCAAGTCGTTGGTCTCGAAGGGTAAGACCCTTGAGTTCGCGAAGAAGTTCTTCAGAAATGGAGAAGATCTAAGCGGGCTCCCTATTGCTTTCTGGGCTGCTGCCCGGAAGACAATGGGCGTCGCCCACGCCTTGTCGGCCTGGTATCCCACCGGGACTATGTACAATTTTGTGCGGGCTCTGGGGGCCGGTTTCAAGGGCCCGTCAGCTCTAGGTTCGCACTGGGGTAAAATCTCAATGCGGCTTAGAGTACTGGCGGTGTTCCTGACTCATCCCTTAGGAGGAGGGAAGTTCGCCTACAAAGAGTGGGCGGAGTGGCTGTGGAGTTGGGGACCGATGTTTTCCAAGATTAGTTCCCTTGGTGACATCCTAACCCAATTCACGCCTTTTGCAACAGGAATGTTGGAAGAGGTAGTGGCTCCTTGTGAGCGAGTCCTCGATAACTACCAAGAAGATTTATTCTTCACGGAAAGTGTCGGGGACCCCGCAGCGAGGGCCGCGATAACACGGTCAAACCGTCAACTCAATGAAGCGTTGGACTCTTTAACTAAGGCTGAGAAGTCTCTTAAACATCTGCAGCGACTTAATATCAAGTTTATGCTTCACCAAGTGTCAGCGATTTTGACGCAAGTCATGCGCTCGCTTGGTAAGTGTGAACTTGTGTCGTCACCTCCCGTACGGTCGATGATCAAGAGGAATGAGAACCAATTGATGGTGAACGTTGCGGATAACTACCGCATCTGGCACCGTTTACGTTCTCGAGTACTCCATCACGCAAACCGGAAGGTTGGTGAGCAGGAATTAAGAGGGTAATCTAACAAGCGTCGTTGTTCCTTCATCAGGAACTTCAGCGTTCTCAAATGAGTAAGCACGCTGCTGCTCAGAGGCGCC